TCAACACTCGCAGCGCCTCGCGCAGCCGAGCAATGGTCGCGTCCTTCTGCGCCAGCCGCTCGCGAAGCGCATCTCGCTCGCCAATCACCCCACGCATCCAATCGTCTTTTTCACCGCGGTCGGCTTCGTCGCTCATGGCCTCATCTCGTGCTCGGCGTAGGGGAGCGCACCGTCGTCTCGCTTGAGCCACGGCTTCGGCTTGCGCTTCCGGACGCAGCGGTGCGAGACGGCGTTCCATGCGCGGATGGAGTTGCTCGGCACCGTTGAGGCTGGGCCTTCGGACGCGCAGCCCTCACAGATGACGTGATACCAGCCCTTGCGCGGCGTGGAGACGAGTCTCGTCTTAGAGCCGCCGCAGAACGGGCACGACCTGACTGTTGAACGAAATCCGCTCATTTCTCCCCCCTCTCCGCGTCGGGCGCGGGGTTGCGTTCAATCAGCGTGACGGCGCGGAGCAGGGCGTCGGCCAATCGTGGGTTGTGGCCGGGGTAGGTTATGTAGACCCGCCGCGCGAGGCTGATGGCGAATATGGCCGATTCTATGTCGCTGCGCTTGCGCGGGTTGAGGCCGTGCTCAGCAATCATGTCGAAGGTCATGGCCCCCCCTGCTCTCCGCGCTGGCGGATGGTGGCGGTCATGGGTGACTCTGCTCCATGTTGATAATGACCGCCTTCACGGCGAGCGGCTGATCCGAAACGTGAACGATCTGGCCGCCGGTCAGGTAGTGTTGGTGGTAGACGCCCTTCGCATCCCACCAGAACAGGTAGTCTCCCGACTCACCGTAGGTGCCGTCATCGCCAATCATCTCGGCCGAGTGGAACTCGTATCCGGGGCCTCTGATGACCGGCGTTACAGCGGAGATATCGAGCGCCTTTGGGGTCAGGCGCTTGTTGCCGCTCGTCACCTTGCCGCGCACGGTGGAATAGACGATCACGTCGCCCGAGTACGGCGAGATGACGTAGAGGTGCTTGATTGAGCCCGGCTTGTTGTCGGCGCGCAGTCGGTTGCTGACGTTACGCTGCTCGATGGTCATGCCATCCGGTCCGGTCTGAACCTGCACACTGGCCTTGGTCACGCCCGAGGTTGACACCGGGTCAACGTTGCAGTCACCCGCACCCATCAGCGGAATGGCGAGCACAAGAATCACGAGTCTTTTCATTGTCCCTCCAAGTAGGGCTTGAACTCTCTCGCCAACGGCTGTGTCGCCCCGTGCGGCAGGTCGCCGACGTTCGTGAATCGCCAGTTGAACTTGACCATCTGTGCGTTGTAGGTCGCAGCAAGCTCGTTGTAGCTGGCCCTGATCCCCGCCGCTTCGGATTGCCAGATAGACCACTGGTTTCGGTCGTCTCGTGCCCACGCGCTGCGCGGCACGCCCGCATAGACACTCTCCAGCTCGCGGAATCTCGCGTCGTAGACCTCGATCGTCGCGAGCTTCTGGTCACAGGCGGCCGCAGCGTCCTTGAACCACTCGTACTTGTGGAGCAGCGCCTCTGGATAAAACTCCTTAGCGGCAATCTTACTAGCGTTAGAGAACCAGCCGAGCGGCCAGCCGACCGCGCCGACCACAAGCGAGATGAGTAGCAAGACCCCGAACACCTTGAAGAACAGCGTCAGCGGCCCCCGTTCGTAGGCATCGTTGTAGCCCTTCCACGGTACGCTCATTTCAATCCTCCCTCCTCCCCGCGTCGGGCGCGGACTTGCGTGCTCTACATTCTGAGCAAAGCAGAGGCTGCTCATCACACTCCGGGTCCTCACCGGTAGGAACGTGTTTGAAGCCGCCAGCCTTTCGGCATCGCTCGCATTTCCCGCTAATCATTACGCCCATCGCGCTCCCCCCTGCTCTCCGCGCTGGCGCAGGACGGCGGCGAGATGAGCCGCCATTCTTCTGTTCTCTGGCAGCGCCCAGTAGCCCTCGATGATGATCGCGCACGCCTCCCTCAGCATGACGAGGCAGTCTCGCGCCTCAGCATCGTGTTGCGTCCTAGCGGCGTCGCCCCGCTTGTTCATGCTCCCCCCGCATAGTATTGTCCGTATGGGGCATGACCGTGCCTTGTGCGGACTGGCTTCACATACCCGCGCCAAACCCAGCAACCATTTCCTCGCTCTATCAGGGACATGAATCGCGCATTCACTGAATCCCCCCTTCGGCTTCCTTGAGCACGCGGTCGGCCTCGATGCATCGCACACATCGAAACTCAACTGAGGTGCCAGCCACGTCGCAGTATTGGAGGTGACGCGCTGCCGCCACGAGTCTGCGGCGCTCGGCCCGCAGGGACTCGACCTCAGCGCCGATGGCGTCAACGCCGCAGCCCGGTCTGGCGCATGTGCGCGGCTCTTCGCGGCGCGGCGGTACCTCGTCAGCCGTCATGGCGCCCCCCGAGCCCTTCCATCAACTCACGGTCTTGCGCCTTGAACTTTTGCCCTTCGACTGCCGACCGCTCGCCATGGAATCGCTCTAGGACCCCGTCGCGGGCCGCCGAGCCGGGCGCGAAGTAGGCGAACGGATTGCGAGGCCGTAGGCGCGCGAACTCAGCCATGAGATACACCAGCGCGTCGTGGTTCTTCACGCCGGTGGCGAACAGCCACGCGGCAAGGCGCATGATTCTGTTCGCGTCGGCCGAGTCGGTCGCCAGAGCCTTCGCATGGTTCCAGACGAACTCGGCTTGGAAGCCCTGCCGCAGGATCGCGTCCGTCGGATGTTCGCCCGGCTTACGGCTGATCGCGCCGATCCGCTCGACCATCGGCGCGAGGATCGACTTGATGTCTTCCATGTACCACCTCCTAGCGCAGTGCCCGGATGAGTTCGGTCACAGCGGAGGTTGCCACGACGCGACCAGAGAGAAGCGCGTCTCTTTCGCCCTGCAACGCAGCGCACGTCTTTTTGAGATCATCGACCTCGCGAGAGAGGGCGGCCGTCCTCGCCCGGTGTTCCTTGATGACTGCGAGTCTCCTCGCGCTCAACCAAGGCCACTCTTTCTTCTTAGACCGCGTCATTGGTAGGCTCCTTTGCCAGTTTCCCCTTGCGGAGCACGACGATCCCTCGCGAGATGCGCGGCTTCCGCTCGATGTAGCCCTTGAGTTCCAGATGTCGCAACGTCTCTTTGATTGCGCTGGTCCATCGGCCGGTGTGGCTGGCGATGTCTTGCAGGCTCGGCGGCATGCCGAAGGTCGCCACGTAGCTTCTCAGGAACACGAGGGTCTGCCATTGTGACCCCGTGAGGCCGCGAATCTTGTGGCGACCACGGCCGTCTCTCACCGATACACCCGCAGCGAGGGGTCGCCCATCACGAGGGCGGCGCCCGGCACTTCTTCGCCGCGCTTGAGGGCGTCCCTGATTGCTATTTTTTCCGGCTCCAGCGAGGCCGGGATCATCCGTATGAACTTGTCCCCACAGGTCAGACAGAACCCCTCCGGGTCCGGAATTTCGACGCGCTCGCGACCGTTCAGGAGAGTCAGGGTGACGAGATCGCCCTCAGCCTTCCTCTTACCGCTTGCCAGCATCACCGCGAGAATGTAGGTCTCCAGCCGCGCGCGACGTTTCATGAACCTGTCGGCCCTCGCCTTCAGAGCCGCTGCGTGATTCGCGCAGTGTTCGGCTTGACCGGCGAGAGAGAGAAGAACGTGTCCGAGGGCGTCGATCTTGTTGCGTTCGAGGGTTAGAAGCGCCTTCAGGTCTTGGAGGTTTTCCTCGGACGGGGCGGTGCCGCCCTCGGCCGCCTCATCAATCGCCGCGCTCAAGAGTTCGACCCTAACCACGAGTTCATCGTAGGCCGGGCTGTTCATTTCTTCTCCCATGCCTCGACTGCGCTGCGAATCTCATTGTCCGAGAAGTCTCGGATCACGGTCGTCATGCGGCCAGCCAGAATCCCGTTCGTCGCCCTGATGTGATCGAACATGTCGCCGAACTTCGTGACGCCGCGATCCTTGGCGAGGATGAACAACCGGTCCACGAGTTCGGCCCGCGCGGGACTCTGTGCCACCGTCTGCCCGGACTCGGCAGCCTTCGGCTGCGCGTTCCCGGCGGGCAGGTCTTCCATGTCCTGTTCGAGCCGCGCGCTTCCCCCGGTCGCCATCTTCACGGCGTCCCGAAACCCCCGCGTCTTCGCCATCTTCAGGACCGTGTTGTCGAGGTCGAGCGGGTCCGGGTTGTCAACCTTCCCGGCGCCTTGGAGGGTGATGGACTCGTCGTCCTTGACGAAGTCGGCCTTGCACTCCTTGCACCACCAGCCGGGGGGCGTGCCTTTTTCCGCCCCCCTCGGCGGGAATTGGCTCTTGCGGATGCTGCCTACCGCGCCGCAGGCCGGGCACGACTTCTCGGCGTACCGATAGCGGTACTTGGTCTCGAACGTATTCGCACTGCCGAGACCTTCGGCCACTACCGGGCCGTCGTGCGAACCCATGTGAAGGCGGCACTTCACGACATAGACGATGTCGGGAACGGTGTCGCCGTCGCCCACGAGACGCTGGAAGTCGAAGCTGGGCACCAACCGCGCCATGAGGGCGAGTTTCTCCGCGCCCGGCAGGCGCAGGTTCTTCTTCTTGTGTTCGGTGCCGTCCTTGTCCACGTACGTCCCGGCGTACGATGGCGTGTCGTAGTCGGTGCCTTCGACAAGAACGGTAGCGATGATGATGTCGAGTCGTTCGAGTCCGCGCTTCAGGCGCGTGAGGCTCTCGCCGAACTCGTCATCCGTCTGCGCTCCGAGGGCGTAGATGCCAGCAGCCTTCTGCACCTCCAGCGCGAGCGGCCGATCGACGATTTCCAGATCACTGCCCACTTTGAACCTCCTTCGCTGGTTTCACGTCCTTGCCAGCCTTGAAGCATTCGGCGCACTCATACTCCGAGATGAACCGTCCGCGCTCCTTCCGGTCGAAGCGGGCCGCCTTTTCGCGGACCCTGATCGTGCGCCGACAGAATCGGCAAGGGATTCCATCGACCATGATCTGCTCGACTCGGTACTCCTCACCTAGGTGGTTCTTTGGCACGAGCCTTCTCCTCGCTTTCGCGGCGCAGACGCCGTACTGTGTGGTCTGCGTTTAGCTTGTAGTAGAGGCTGGTCCTTGACACGGTAGTCCTACAACATTCGCGGGCGGGTCCGACTAGCCTCGCCGTTTTCTTGTAGACGCCCTCGCCCGCCTCGTCCCGACGACGGTTGCGTCCATTCCCCCGCCCACATGCGAACCGGCTCGGCGCGGGGCCTTTGCGCGAGCCAGACCCATCGCCCACACCGTACCCCGCGCCTCTCTCTCAGGGAGAGTGCCGGTTTACTCCGGGTCGCCGTCCGGCCGCAGACCACCGGACGAAACGGCCTGACCGGACAGGACCAGAGGCAGGTTCAGGTATGCGCCGACCTGCCCGTCCTGCACCTTGTCCCCGCGCCTCACGCACTCGTCGAGCCGCGTGAAGCCCTCGTCCTTCATCGCCGCGAACACTGCGCGCTGCGATCCCTCGAACCGCTTCTCACCGCCGACCACGCGCAGCGAGAGCTTGAAACCGTCCATCTTTCCTCGCGGCATCGCCCCTCCTCTGTTGCGCGAATCGCAGGACCATCCTGCATCGCGTCACTACCAGTATGGGCGCGCACCTGAACGGATGCAAGGGTGAAAAGACATGCAGGCGCACATAACTCCCCCGCCTCGCCGCGCGGCTGCCGCCACCCTTCATGGCTGAGTCGCCTCGATGAGGTGGCATGTCCGACCGTGTCGCACAGGCAGAACCGCTTGGCGCAGAGGCTGTGCGCCCGCTCTTCTAACGCCCCGCGCAGTTCGGCCAGCGTTTGCGGCGATTCCGTCATCTGACACACAGGCAACGCATTGTGCCACATGGCGTTACTATTCTCTTGACCTGCATGGGCGTATACCTCTATATTTCCGGGTGCAGTCAGGGTCCGAATGAAGGGTCGGTTCATCTGGCTGCCCTCGATGCGGCGGAAGCGGACGCAAGGAGCCGGTGGAGAGCCGGTGGCGGATCGCGAGCCCGGAAGAAACGGGCGCAGCGGCAGCGGGAAAGGCGAGGCGGCGGAAGCGGCGAAAGCGATGCACCCAACCGCGACCCGGCAGTAGGCGACGGGTCGGCTTGAAAGAGCGGTGAGCGGGAGGGTTGTGGTCGAGTAGCTTGCGAGCAGGCGTCTCGTTCAAGAGCGACGGTGGGGCGGCGAATCTTCGCCGTGCAGTGGTGGCCCGTCCGAATAAGCGGCTGGCGGTGGTCGAGCGCGAACGCGCCACGACGCCACCGAGAGCCCCGCGCACTAAGCGCCCTGCCTCGATGCAGGACGGTGCGGCAGTGCATTCACCCCACCAATCCAATCTCAACCTCAACACAGGAGCCTTCCGTGCATGCGACGTTCAGGATCAAGCGCAACGAAATGGGCGAGTTCGAAGTGCAGACCCTTGTCGGTGGTCGCATCTACGCACCGGCGACCTACTTCACCGACGACCGCGAGGACGCGGAGGCGACGATGGCCGACATGAAGCGGCGTGCTGCCGAGATCGGAGTGGCGTCATGATCAGGTCGGAGACCCCATGAAGAGGAGTGGCAAGATAGCCTGCGCAGGCGTGCTCGACATCCCGGCCGCTCGCGCCTGCACGGGCGACTCGTGTTGGGAGGTCGTGCATGTCGAACATCCCGCAGGCTACTGCCTGCCGCTCGCCAACGCCCGCACGATATTCATGGGCAATCCGGAGAGAGGCAGCATCGAGTTCGCGAAGCCGACGCGCTGGCACATGCTTCACGAGAACGGCCAGCGGTGGATGAGCGACTACCCCATCGAGCAAGCGCAGCACGACCGGCAGCTTACCGGGTTCCGGTCTGGCAGCGTCTTGGTCGGCGGGCTCGGGCTTGGCTACGCGGCCACGGTCCTCACGCTTCGCCCGAAGGTGAAGCGCGTCGTCGTGGTCGAACTAGCCGCCCCGGTCGTTTCGCTGGTCGAGGCGGCCACGCGGACGAACATCGCCCGGCTTGGCGGCGACCCGTCGAAGCTGGAGATCGTCAATGCCGACCTGTTCGCGTACCTGAAGGACCGGCAGGCGCACCGGCTGCGAAGCGGTGCGCGTGGCTTCTCGGGCGGGCCGGAGTTCACGAGGGCGTTCTACGACATCTGGACATCGGATGGCGAGGGGACGTTCTTCGACACGGTTCTCCCGCTGAAGGCGCAATCGCTCGGGGTCGTGAAGCACGAGCCCGTCTGCTGGAACGAAGGCGTCATGCGCGGCCAGTTGGGATGGTCGCTCACCGGACGGATTCAAAACTTTCCGGATGGACCCGGGCAGGCATCGGTCGCGGAGATGGCCGAAATGTGCCCAGAGGACGAGCCGGGGGCGAAGTGGTGGAACTGACGCGTGGACTTCTTCCGGTGGGTCCGCGACCAGAAACCAGACGACCAGCGAGCGCAGGAGGGCGCCCGGTTCTACGCACAGATGTACGGGACGTGGGCGTGGCCGGCCGCATGGCAGGCGTTCACGGAAATCACGAAAGGAGGCGCGGCATGAATGGTCTATCGAAGGAGCACCAGCGAGTTCTCGACGTTGTGCTCGGGAAGGCGCGTTGGGCGTTCACGGCTCATGGTTCTCTGGCGGCCGTTGGTTTCCTCTGCTCCGACGCGAAGCTGGAGGTGGTCATAATGGACATGACTTCACAGCAGGCGAAGGACGGGTCGGCATCACTGTGCAGGTCGCGGGCGCGGGCAATGGACGCGGCCCTGTTCGTCGTGGTGGCCGAGGCGTGGGTGTCTGCCGTGAAGATCGGCACGCCCGAGAAGGAGTGGCCGGTGCCTTCGCGGGACCCCGAGCGAAGGGAAGCGGTCATCGTCGCAGTCGAGACAGCCGCAATCCGCTTCGCCGGGCAGGCAATCGTGGACCGCTCAGGACCGAGCCCGGTTCTCGGCGAATGGACGTGGTGGCGCGACGCCGCCCCGCAGTCCGGCGGCAGATTCGATGGCATCATCCCTCGGCAGACCAACTAACCAGCACCAACCATAGGAGGTTTCAAGTGTCCAACCTTGCCCGCTTCGCCCGCGCGATGTTCGTCGCTCTCAAGACACCCGGCACACACGTGCTCGTCGGCGTCGGCAAGCCCGGCGTCGGGAAGTCAGAGGTCGCGCGTCAGGTTTCGCATGGCCTCGGCATCAAGGACGAGAATCATCTGGAGCTTTTCCCCGCACAGATGGGTCCCGAGAACTTCAACGGCTGGTCGGTGCCGAGGGCCGACGGCCTCCATCTGGAAGCGGAGCACGAAATCCGCAGGCTCGCCGAACTCAAGGATGGCGACCTCGCCCATGTTGTGCTGGACGAGTTGTCCAACACCCCGCGCACCACGCAGGCGGCGATGCTCAGGTTCATGCGGTCGCGGCGAGCAGGTGAAACCTACCTGCCGCCAGAGCGGGTCAAGATGTCGGCGTTCATGAACCCGCCGCAATCGAGTGCCGATGCGCAGGACTTGAGTCTGCCACTGGCGAATCGTTGCGTGTGGCTGGCCTTCCCGACCCCGAGCCGCGAGGAGCACGTCGCGTTCATGTCGTCCCGGTCGCAACCGGCGCCGCCGAAGTTCCCCGCGTGGGACGACGACGCTTACTGGGAGGCGTACAACGAGGTCGTGCCCCTCTACAAGGCGTTCATGGAACTCGACCCTCACGCCGAACTCGAAGAAGACTGCGCCGACGATCGGGTCGCGGCCCGGTTCCCGCTCGCCTATGCAACGCCGCGCTCATGGGAGACGGCGGTGCGGCTGGCGGCGGCGTGCCGGATGCTGGGTGATCTGGACGTGATGCACGATCTACTCGTCGGCACGGTTGGCGGTCCGCAAGGGCTCGCCTTCGCCGCCGCCTACGAGAAGGTGGACCTCGTGCCGTTCGAAAAGTTGCGCAAAGACCCGGCCCTCTGGAGCCATGATCCGAAGCGGCCGGATCGCACGTTCGCACAGATGCACCACGTCGCCCTGTGCGCGGTGGATGTTCGTTTCAAGGGCGACGAGCAGGTCGCGCGGTTCAACGATGGCTTTGGCATCTTGGCCCATGCGTTCTCGCACGGCGCACCAGAGGACGTGTGCATCGTCGCCTGCCAGCATCTCGGCGCCAACCGGCCGCCCAAGGCCTCCCTCAAGCAGCACGTCGCGACCATCGAGAGGCTCGCGCCGCTTATCAAGGCGGCGGGGTACTCAGCATGAGCCCGACAGCTTCGGGGTACCTCGTCTCGGCCCTCATCGGCCTGTTCTGTGCGCTGGTCGTTCTCGACTCGGCCAGCGTCCGTCGGGAGGCGGGCCTCCCGCACAGTTCGGTGGGGGCCTTGTTGGCGCTTGCCTCGATCGGTTGGTTTGCCCTCAACGCGGTTTTGTTCGCTGTCGAACTTCTCTGGAGGAACCCGTGAGAGCGCATCTGTTGGTGTACGACATCCCGTCCAAGTCCAAGGTCCCGAACCCGTCGAATCTCCTGCGCCGCTGGGGCGTGCGCGTCAATCTGTCGGCGTGGATCGTCCCCGACAAGAACGTGCCCCTGCTCCCGATGGCCGAATGGAAGGCGAGGGGCGTGACGGCCGAACTCGTCCGATTCGACGAGAAGGACGGCGACACGATCATGCGGCTTGCGCGCGAAGCGCTGGTCAAGGAAGTGGACACGATGCGGCAGGGCCTCGACGACGGGCTGGCCGAGGTGAGGGCCGCGTTCGACTCGGCGGCCTCGGGCGACGACGAGGCCCTGAAGAAGGCGGGCTCGCTCGCCTACCGGCACATCCGGCGCGCGAAGCAAGCGGCGGACGCGGCCGAGGAGTGCGCCCTGACCTTCGACCTGATGGGCGAGGTCAAGCCCTTGGTCGAAGGGCTGCGGCAACTGATCCGCTCGCGGTCGGAACTCTACTACGGGTTCGGCAAGGCCCGGCAGGAGAACAAGCCGGTCACTGGCGCGTTGCCGCAGGTGGAGGCCGACCTGTCCAGCGAGGAGGCGGACGCGATTCGCGCCGAGCAGGAAGGGGCGACCTCGTGAAGCTCACCCCGCAGCAGATTCTCAGGACATCGAGAGTCATCGTCTACAAGCGACACCGATTCTTCATGGTGCCGCTGTTCAAGCTGCGCGAGGTCGCGGACCCGACGTGCCCGTCTCTCTCGGTGGACGCGGGCCTGCGCCTCTACTACAACCCGGAGCGATTGGCCGAGTGGGGCGTTGAGTTCGTCCCCACGTTCCTTGCCCACGAAATCCAGCACATCTTGCGGGGCCACCCGGCCCGCATGGAGGCGTGGCTGGCCCGCAACAAGGCCCGCTGCGCAGAGGTCTGGCCCGCCGTGCAGGCGCTCTGGCCGGGGATCAAGGACCCGTACGAGATGTTCAACGTCGCGGAGGACGCGGAGATCAACGACGAGATGGACGCGGCTGGCTGGCTGTGGCCACCCGGCTTCGCGCCGATCCGACCATCGACCATGATGCCGTCAGGCGAAGCCCTGCCCGACGGCAAGACGGGCGAGTTCTACGCGGCGGCGATGCTCGACGCAGCCGAGGCACTCATGAAGCAGGTGTCGCCGAGCGCCGCACAAGGCGCGGCCAAGTCGGGGCCGGGCTCGGGCGACTGCAACCAAGAAGGGGGAGGGGACGACGATGCAACGGACGCCGAAGCTGTTGCTGGGCAGGACAACGCTGAAGGTGGCGGCCGGGGTGAGCCACGCGCGGATTCTGGCGAGCCTCGGGACGACGGTGCTGGACCTGAAGGTGACGATGAGCGCGACGACGGCGCGCGGCCTGAAGGCGAGGACGATGCCGACGGACCGGAGAACGGGCAGGGCAGTGAAGAAGATCGTGCGAGAGATGGTGACGGAGGCGGCGGGGCTTCTGGCGTGGAGGCTGGCGGCTCCCCCGCAGTCGGCCAAGGTGGTTGTGGCGGGTGCTGCGGCAACCGTGGCGGCCACGAGAACCTCGACGACCCAAACCTTCCGGACCCGGCGTCGGCGAACGACCTCGATCTGATCCGTCGCCGCGTCGCCCTCGATCTGGAGGAAATGCGGTCGGGTGATGGGCGGGGTTCTGGGGCGGGCGACTTCTGGTTCCGGTGGAGCCAGAGCATCCTGAAGCCGCCCAAGGTCGATTGGCGGCAGGTTCTCGCCAAGCGCGTTCGCGGCGCCGTCACGGCCGCGAGGGCACGGGTCGATTGGAAGTACGGCCCCCCATCGAGACGCCGCGAGGTTCTGCGGCACATCATGGGCGACGAAGCGCCGCTGCTACCGGTCCTGAGAGGCCCGTCGCCGCAGGTCGTGTTCGTCGTGGACGTGTCCGGGTCCATGATGGGGCCGCGCGTGAAGCGGGCCTTCTCTGAAGTGCTGGGCATTTCAAGAGCGTGCAGCCATGTGCCCTGTGCAGGCATCGCGGTTGATGCGGGCGTGCAGGGGATCGTGAAGAAGGTGCGCACGGCCGAAGACCTGATGAAGCTCAACAAGGGCGGCGGTGGCACCGACATGCGCGTCGGCATCAAGGCGGCCTCGGAACTCAAGCCTGCCCCGGAGGTCATCATCGTCGTGTCGGACGGCGAGACCCCGTGGCCGTCACGGTCCGAGATGCCGAAGAAGGCCGAAGTCGTGGTCTGCGTCGTCAACCGAAACCGGCACTACTTCGACAGTCTGCCCGAGCACTTCAAGCGGGCGGCAGTGCTCGTCGGGGAGGATGGCGATGATGAACAATAACGAGGCTCACGAGAAGGCGCGCAAGCGGGCGGCCAAGGCGCAGATGCCCGCGCTCCTGCGCGTGCGATGCGAAGGGAAGATTCACACCCTCGCGTGGCAGCCGCGCGGGCGGATCACGATGCTCAACCATGCGCCGAAAGAGGCGCGGGCGCTGCGGACCATGAAGGCTCTCGGCGATGAAACCTGTGGCTGCCTGAAGGCGATGCTCATGGTCAGGGCTGACGGGCGCATCTGGGGCGAATGGCGACCGTTGGTTCGCGATGTGCAAGCGGTTCGTGCGGAGCGAGGTGAGGAGAAGCCGCCGGACGAGCCGCCGGCTCGGGTCGCTCTTGAAAACCGGCTGCAAGCCCTCGACGATCTGCGCAGAAGGGTCATCCGAGACCTGTCGGGAGCAGCTGCGGTATACCTGCCTACAGGGGTCTCTGTGGGGCTCTCTTGTCCAGAAGCCCGGCCGGGGATCACGAGCTACGCGCGCCACAGCTTCTCGGTCAATGGTCGCTGGCGCGATTTCGCGCTTCACGTCACCATCGTGGTCAACCTGACGTGGGCGCGGCTTGTCTCAGCGGGCCTGCATGTCGTCGAGGAGATGGTGGCGGTCGAGGTGCGGTACGTGGACGGAGCGACTGAAGTGCTTCTTGGTCGCCCCGGCACCGAAGGCGGGCGGCCCACGATCAAGGCCCAGTGGGCTCGCGTGCAGTCGAAGAACGCCATTGGGCCGTCTCTGCCGAAGGACGAATGGTATGTCGTCGAATGGTTGGAGTCGTAGGGGAGTCGCAGGTCCAACCTCACCAAGGAGGATCAAAGTGAAGACGCTCCGTAAAAAGCCAGCGAAGCAGGAATCTCAGGGCGTCCGGCGGCGAGTGACGCCGACACAGCTTCAGGTGTTGGCCCATGCAATGAAGGACAGTCTGCGGCCGGGCTTCAGCGGCTTGTTCGTGGAGCCGGACGGCGCAGTGGTCGCAACCGATGGGCGCGTCGCGATGTGGGTAACACCGAAACCGCCGAGTCCGAATGATCCGGCAATGCCCAATCTCGACGCGGTGGTCCCAAAAGAACCGCCGGTGCTGACACAGTACTTCGACCTGCGGTTGCTCGCAGGCGTGATCCTGACTTGGCACAAGATGCTCGACAAGAAGTCCTCAGCGATGAACCTAGTCAAGCTGGAGTTCTACGGCACGTTGAACAGCGGCAAGCCGATGCTCGCGACACTCAAGTTACCAGACGGCGGCGAGGTGCGCAGCATCATCATGCCGTGCAGGGACGGAGAGTAATCTGACGCGGGGCAAGCCCTCGGACGCAGGGTTGCGGGCCGGGGGCTTTTCCTGCCTCTGGATCACGAGAACGGCCCCGCAAACATTGGCGCTTCTGGCACCGTCCGCCATCCCGACCAGCGTTCACGGGGCTTCCGGGCCGGGTATATATACCGGCCCGGAATCGCCCCGCAGACAAGCCCCTAGAAGCCCCGGCTCCGTCAGGCGCCCGAAACGCCCCGCAGTGCCCATGCCGGGGTAGCCCGGCTATGCCGGGGCTCAGTTCTCTGGCCGGGCTCGCAGGCCCCTGCAAGGGGGCTTCCTGTACGTGGCGACCCCTGCGGCCCCTCGCCCCGGCGGGCGCGATAGCGGGGTCTCGTGCGGGGGCGATGCGGGGCGCACGGGGCAGGACGGGGGCCAAAAACTCGCCCCTTGCACCCCGCTCATTCTGAGGCGTATGGTGCCCCTTCGCGTCTCCTTGAGCCCAAACCCCGTGGAGGGCCACATGAGAACGAGCGTTGTCGCGCGTTTCACCGTCGAAGGATTCCACCACTGGCCCGACGCCCCCGAGAGCGTCGGCTTCCTCCGCGAGCGGCATCGGCATCTGTTCCACGTTGAGGTCGCCGCCGCCGTCACGCACGCGAACCGAGACCGAGAGTTCATCGAGTTCGGTCGCGACGTGTGCAGCCTCCTGCACATGAAGTTCGGGGCGCCGTGCGAGTTCGGCGAGTGGTCCTGCGAGGCCATCGCCACTTACATCCTGACCTCGATCAACGCTGCCCGCGTGTCGGTGTTCGAGGACGGGGAGAATGGCGCCGAGGTCGTCGCGTGAGAATCTTCTACCTGCCGATCGAGGCCTACCAAGAACGCTACACGGAACTCCTGATGGGCTGGACGACCGAGGCCCTGATGGGCATGTGCTCGCGGGCGCCTGATCGGAAGCTGGTCGTCATCGAAGGGGGCGGGCGGCCGAAAGACGGCATCCAGATCGGCCGCGTCCTCGATGCGCACGGCCGGAGCATCTGGTGCCTCACTCAGACGATCAGGCTGCTGGAGATGTTGCAGCAAGAACCGGCCACTCGCGACGACATCCTCTACATCGACGACATGTTCCACCCCGGCTACGAAGCCTTGCCGTATCTGTTCGAGCAGGTCGGGCGCGAGAACTGGCCCGCCGTGTACGTCAGGAACCACGCGCAGTCGGTCGATCAACACGACTTCACGTTCCCCATGCGCCGCTGGATGCGCCACTACGAACAGATGGTCTGCCGAACCGCCACCGGCGTCATCTGTGCGTCCCAGTGCCACCGGGAGGCCATGCAGATCGCCAACTGGCACGCGCCGATTCACGTCTTAGGCCTGCCGTTCAACCGCGACTCGGTACGGGCCATCGCCGGAGAGACGCAGGACCGCGAGCACCGACCTGCGCGAGTCATGTGGGCGTCGCGCTGGGACTCGGAGAAGCAGCCGAACATCTTCCTTGAGATGGTCGAACGCCTGTCGCCTCAGATCGAGTTCGTCGCCTGCACCGGCTCACGCGAACTTCGCGGCACGGACATCGAGGCGGTCCGGTGGGCCGAACGCCTCGAACGGCGCGGCTGGCTGCGGATCGTCCGGGGCGCCACGAAGAAAGAGTACTACGGCGAACTGGCGCAGTGCCGGGCGCACTTCCTGTCGTCCCTTCAGGACTACGTGAGCTACTGCCTCCTCGACGCTTCGGCCCTCGATGTCGTGAGCATCGCGCCCGCGTACAAGTCGTTTGCGGAAGTTCTAGAGGCCGACCACGACCGGCTTTACATTCCGTGGAATCTGTTCGACGCCGAGACCAAGCTGCGCGCGGCCGTCCTGCAACCGCTCGCGTTTGAAAGCGCCGACATCGGGCGCCCGGCCGACTTCCATCACGGCACCCTAGATCGAATCGTGGACCTGTTCGAGGGCTACGACATCTCGGACGACGAGTGAGAATCCATCTGGCAGGCGTGGACACGACCGACTTCACGCCCACGGTGCATCGCGGCGTCGTGGACAACTGCTTCGTGAGCTACTACTACCAGCGCAAGCTGAAGAATCTGGTAGCCCTGCGGCCCCGCCTTGGTCGCACGATCGTGGACTCGGGGGCGCATTCGTTCTTTGCCAGCACGCCGAGCGTGGGGTCCGTGACGGCGAAGCTGAAGAAACATCGCGTCAAGGATGACCCGGCGACGTATATGGCCGCGTACCTAGAATGGCTCGTCGCGAATCGCGAGCACTACGATTACTTCGTCGAACTCGACATCGGCGAACTCGTGGGTCAGACCACGGTCGTCGGCTGGCGCGCCGAGATTGTGAAGGCCGGGCTCGCGGGACGGTGTATCATCTGCTGGCACCCGAACGCCGAGCGACTTTCTGACTTCATGCAGGCCATCGAGAACTGGCCGAGCCTCTACTGCGCCCTCGAAGGACTTCGGCAAGGCAGGCCGATGATGGACTACGTGGCCGTCGTGAAGAAGTGTTACGACCGCGACGTGCGCGTGCACGGGTTCGCGATGGTGAAGCAGCGCTACATGGACCGCGTGCCGTTTTACTCAGTTGACTCTGCAAGCTACAAGGCAAGCGTGATGTACGGCGCCCTGTTCTATCAGGATGGTTCAAGGTTCGGCTATGTCAGAACGCAGAGGCCGCGAACCGAGAAGGGCCGCAATGCCCTTATGGCCCGGCTCGCGAAGGCCGAGGCCCCAATGGACATCGGCTACCAGATTCGGGGCAACGCGGTCGCCCGCGACGACGTTCTCGCGCGGTCGGTTTTGGCGATGCGCGGCATGGAGGAGCACTACACGGCTCTCTGGCGCGCACGCGGCATCCGCTGGCAAGAGAAGTTCAAGGAGATCGCGTGACCGACGACCACGTCGCCGAGGGCCGCGCGATGCCGGGCACCACCCTCATGCGCACCGAACTGGGCCGCTTGAAGCCCGCTCCGTGGAACTACAAGGAGCCCGGCTCGCCCGAGATGCTCGCAAGGCTCGTGGCGAGCATCCAGCGTGACGCCTCGGCCGGAGTGCTGGCCGTGCGCGAAATGGAGGACGGCTCGCTGGAGGTGATCGACGGGAACCACCGCCTAGAGGCCGTGCGAACGCTCGGCTGGGCAGAGGTTCCGGTCGAGAACTTCGGACCCATCTCGCAAGCGGCGGCGGTAGTCCTTGCACAACGACGCAACTTCCAGTGGTACGCTGACGACGCAACAAAGCTGGCCCTGCTGATGAAAGAAGTCGTGCTTCCGACCATCTCCCTCGACGAGCTAGAGGTGTTCATGCCGCAGGGCCGGGCGGCGCTGGAGAACCTCGCGCGCATGACCGACTTCGACTGGGACTCGATGCCCGATCGGCAGTCCGAAGGCCTGTCGTTCGCCATGACGCCAGCGTTGAAAGAACTGTGGGACCGCTGGTACTCATACGCGACCGGGCAGATGGCCGCGAACAGCAAGAGCGATGCTCTCGCGCTGGCGCTACAGGTCGCCCTTGGTGGCCCCGTTGAGCCAGAACCCGAACAGCCCGAAGAGGAGCCACATGTACCGGCTTGAGAAACAGTTCCGATTTGAGGCGAGCCACGTCCTGCCGGACCACGATGGCAAGTGTGCGCGCCTGCACGGCCACTCATGGAAGGCGGTCGTGTGCTTCGAGGGTCAGAGGCTCCAGAGCATCGGACCGAAGCGCGGCATGTTGGTTGACTTCGCCGACGTGAAGGCGGTCGTGCAGCCAATCGTTGACACATTCCTCGACCACTACCACTTGAACGAGAGCACCGGCATTGAGAATCCTACGAGCGAGGCGCTGGCCGAGTGGCTGTTCAAGCGCGTCGAGAACACGATGAGCGTTCCCGAGGTTGGCGGGCCGAGGCTCGCGTGGGTCCGCATCGAGGAGACGTGCACCAGCGCGTGTACGTTCTATCGGCCGTGAGGGCGGAGCAAGAGGTCAGGCCATGAAGACCTACCAGATCAATGAGGTGTTCTACAGTCTTCAGGGCGAAGGAATCCGCGTCGGGACGCCGAACGTGTTCGTGCGATTCTCTGGCTGCAATCTCACATGCGCCAAGGACGGCGAGGCCGGGTTTGACTGCGACACCGAGTTCGCCAGCGGACGCAAGCTCTCTTTCGCCGACCTGTACACCGAGATCGTCGGCGCGGTTCAGCGCGAGGGCTGTGACGTGCAGGCATGGCTCGCGCCGGGCCACAGCAGCGCCGCCCCGGCCATCGAGCGCGGTGGGCCGTGGGTGATCCTGACCGGCGGCGAGCCGGGCCTTCAGGTGGACGAGGAGCTTGTGTCGTCGGCGCACGCGGCCGGACTCAACCTCGCCATCGAGAGCAACGGCACGAAAGCCCTGCCTCCCGGCATCGACTGGGTGTGTTGCTCTCCCAAGAGCGCCGAGCACACGCTGAGAATCGAACACGCCGACGAACTGAAGTACGTTCGGAACTACGGACAGGGCATCCCGCGCCCTTCGATCAGCGCGGCGCACATGCTGATCTCTCCCGCCTTCAGGACCTACGAGGACCAGACCGGCAGCACCGTCCATGAGTTCGAGCCGGGCGCCCTCGACTGGTGCATGAAACTGGTGCGTGAGAATCCGATCTGGCGACTCTCTGTACAGATGCACAAGATGTGGGGCGTGCGTTGATACCGGGCGTGGTGGCGTCATGTGGTCGCCGGTCGCAGTCTCCAGTCGCCTCGGAGCCGGACGGCCTTCACGGCGCAGGCGAGCGCACGTCCCAATGAGCCGCGATGGCAGCATCGGCCGCGTCGATGTCCAGCGCAGCATCGCCGTGCTTCTCGGATACCTCGGGGAAGACGCGAGCCGTGAAGGGTTGCGCGACACGCCGGCCCGGGTCGTCCGGGCCTTCGAGGAGATGACTGTCGGCTATTCCGGGGACCCGGCCGCCATCCTAGCCACGCGGTTTCGTGAGACGTACGACGAGATGGTCGTCGTGCGTGACATTCCGTTCTGGAGCCTGTGCGAACACCACCTGATGCCGTTTCACGGTGTCGCCAAGGTCGGCTATCTTCCGAACGGGCGCGTCGTCGGACTCTCGAAGATACCAAGGCTCGTGCAATGCTTCGGCCGCAGGCTTCAGATTCAGGAGCGCCTCACGCAACAGATCGCGCGAGCCATGAACGAGCATCTGGAGCCGCGCGGCGTCGGCGTCGTCGTCACAGCAACGCACCTGTGCGTGGCGGCGCGTGGCATCGGTTCTCAAGGCTCCATGACGACTTCATGCTTGTTGGGGTCCATGCGGAGCAATGCTAGGACCAGAGCCGAGTTCCTCGCCCTGTGAGACGATGCGCCGATGGCCGATGATGTCGGAGACCCTCAGTCGGCCGCCGGACAGGGCGATGAGTGCGTTGGCGTGTTCGATGCGGGGCGACGTTCGCCCCGAGAGCCACTCATAGACGGCGCCCGCCGTGACCGGGGCGCCGCTACGCGCCAAGCCTTCAGTGACTTTCGGCACCGTATAGCCGTCGAGCCATCGGCCGAACCGGGTCCCCCAACGCACACCAACGCGCCGCATGTTCAGGCATCCGAGGGGTGGTCGCGCGGTTCGAAGTGGAGCTTTTTGATGTTATCCACCTCAGCCGTGAGCTTGCCAACGAGCGAGTCGCGGTTCTCGGCACTGACGGCGGTGTCCAGCTTCTCCGCGAGGGCGTCCGCAAGCGGCTTGAGGTCCGGCACCGCCTCGCCGCCTTTCTGGAGCAGCGTGCGAACGTGGTCCGCCGGAGCGTTTCGCATGTTAAGGACTCGGAGCACCGAGTCGAGCAGGGTAAACATAGACCAACCTCCGCGTGAGAGAGAGTTTTACAGAGGCAGTTTGTAGCGTGCGCCCACAATCCCGCCGGGCACCTTGCTGTCGATTCCGACCCAGCCACGTAGGATGAAGATGATGTTGTTGAGCAGCGAAGGTCTCTGGCCGGCGACGATCGGCCACGGACGCATGCCGATCGTCACGTCCGGCTTCCACTCGTCCGGCTTGAAGCCCTTGGAGTCCGATCCGTGGTACTGCGCGCCGATGCCGATGGAAAAGTTGGGATCGTTCTCGTCGGTCGCCGTGATGCGGATGCCGCCAGCGTAGCGCCACGATTTCGCGCGAGCGCCGTAGGCCCCCGAACCGACCAACGAGATGTGAGGCGACAGGCTCGCGCGCGCGCTGGTCTCGGGCTCCCATTCGACCTTGCCCACACCATCGGTCCAGTTGGCGTTGCCGCCGATGTAGGCCGCGAACACCTTGGCCGGGGCCGGGGAGGACTGCCCGAAGGCGAGGCCAGCAGCGAGGACGCCGAGCATCGCGAGCACTAGCGCGATGGTCGCCGGGCGCGGTGCCGAGCCGGTAGGGGGTGGATTCGCGGGGATGATCGGGTTGCTGCTGGAGGCGACCGGCGCCACGATCGTCCAGTAGAACGCCTGAACGTAGGCGAACGCGATTGCAGCCTGACCGGCAATGGACATCGGGTCGAGCTTCGCCTCCATGCCGCCCCACACCGCGAGCCCGACACCGATCGCGAATGCGAGAACGCCGGTGATCGGTCCTGCGTTGGCCGCGAGCGTTGGGAACCAGCCGAGCACGGCCTTCGCATACTGGAGCGCGATCGGCAGGATGGTCAGCTTCGCCATGACCTCGTCCTTGAACAAGAGTGCGAACGGACTATTCGGGCCCATGCCTTACCCCTTCCCTTTCAGCGGATACCACGGCGGGACCGCGAGGGTATCGCGCCCACCACCATCCCGGTCGTCGCAGTCGTCCTCACATGGATTCTGCACGACCGGAGCCGTTGTGCAAGCATCGCCACAGCCCGACAGGGCTAGAACGACGCCGATACACCATGCCCACCACAGACGTTTCATCTGTCCTCCACTATGGACGCGGCCGAAGGTCTGTCACCCGAAACGGCGCGACGAGGTCCGTGGTCGGCCGCAGCGTCGTCGCAACGACCACGTTCGAGATCGCCGACCAGTTGGCCGCCTCATCCACGACCTTGATCGCGAAGTAGTACGTTGTCGCCGGTGCAAGCCCGGCCACCGTCACCGAGTCCGTCTCTCCCGCTGCTGACGGCATTGGCATGGTCATCCATCGCGTTACCTGCCCGAAGTTGAGCGAGTCGATCGGTGACGTAGAGTAGCGCAGATCGTAACCGCTCGCCTGCCCAACCAGTCCATCGTCCCCCGTGGCCGTCCAGCGCACCTTGACCGAACTTGCCGTGACCTGTGCACCGGCGTCGCCGCAAGACGTGGCGAACAGGAGCGCGAGGATCGGCCAAAGCCGTCTCATCGTCGCCTCGATGGTCCGACCAGCGGCGCGAGCGCCCGCTCCCGAGCTTCTGAGCCGAGCGGGTGCTGGAGGGCCTCGCCAATGACATCGAATTTGGTGCTGAACTTCGCGTCGATTGCCGCGATGCGCGCGAGCAAGAGCGTGTCGGCGCTAGCCCTCGCCACGCGCTCCTCGCGGATGGCTGCCAGCGTCGAGTCCACGCTCCGCACGATCGGTGCGGTTGCCAGCCCCCACGAGAACGCCGCCAGATAGCCGATGATCGCGGCCGCGACGGCCATGCCGCTACCGACGATCCCGACCCGCCGCCAGAACTGGATGAAAGCTCCGTTCGGTCTCACCGCACCATTCTCCTCGCGAGGGAAAGGTCGAACTTCGTGCCCGGGCAGGTCTTTGCAGGATTGTAGTCATGGTGGCCGACGATGTTGTCGGGACCGATGCCGAACTGCGCCATCCACGGAAGCAGAAATCTCTTGACGAGAATCTCGTACATCCGCAGTGGCGGTGCAACGAGGTCCCAGTTGCCGACGCAACAAACGTGCAGCGCCACGCGATTCATGTCGCCTTGGGGGCACGCTGCCGCTTGTGCCGCCAGAGGCCTGCCAACCAGCGCCTGATACTCGTAGCCTTTCAGGTCGCGGTTCTCAGTCACGACCTCGACGCCGCCATGATAGGCAATGTCGCGCCACATCTCCTTCTCGCGGTGGTACTTCTCGATCGCCGCCCACGAGACGGTCGCGCCGTCTTTGGTAAGTGAGTGATGGATCATGATGTGGGTGCGCGGCGTCATCGCCCGCCTCCAAAGACGTTGTGCCGGAAGGTCGCGAGAACCTCTTTTAGAAGTCGTCTCGGGAACGACGCGGCTTCTCGGTGCGCCGTGTCGTAGAAACCGAGCAGCTTCGGGATGCGCACCACGGACCGAGCGAGCACATAGAGCAATCTCGACGCGGTGCCGACGCGCTGGAACACGCCGACCTTCGGAATCGCGTAGGCCCCGGCCTCTCCCTTTGCGATGCCCTTGGGGCCGACCTTGAGCCGAAGCCTGCTGACCCACGCGGCCTCGGGGATCACCTGCGCCTGCGATGGCCGGGCACCACCCACCACGGGAACCGCGACCCCCGAGAGCCCGGCGGGCTTTAGCGCCCTCTGCCCCCTGCGCTCGGCGCCCTCCTCGAAGGCCGAGAGGAATAGCCTCGGCTTCTCACCAACCCGCACTCGGACCTCCAGCCGGTTCTCGGGCACGGACGGGAACTTGATGATGGCCACCTCGCGCATGATGAACGATTCCTTGCGTACCGTCATCTGGCCGCGCACGCGCGCTCGCTGCTTTTCCTGTATCGCCAGCCCTGTGTCTCGCAAGGCGTTCGCAATGGCATACCTCTGACGCTTCGCGCCGTTGCGGAGAATCGCGAGTACGGCAGCGGCGCGAACATCAACGGTTAGCGTGAGCATCATTAGACCAACGGCTTGACCCAGACGATCTGGAACCGCTCGCCGAAGAACTTCTTGGCCGCAGCATCGACCACGACCGGCTCCATCGTGTAAGTCGCTGTGTCCCGCGAACCCATGTCGGCGATTGACACGTAGGCGTCGGCCCCCAGCGCAGCCCACTTCGCCATGCCGTTCGGGCCATCGAGAATGGTGCCGACTTGGTCAATCGGATTCGACGGCAAGTCCCCTGACGAGCCGGTCAGCCGCAGGCTCGTCGCCCCCGTGATGTTCACGAGGGCCTGCGTCACGGGGTCCTTGAACTGGGCGACATAGTCCACTCCGGTCGCGCCGATGACGACTGTGTAGACGTTCACGCTAGCCTCCCAGTGGGGTTACTTGCATCTTGGATTCCATGACGATCGTTCGCGAGACGCGGTGGGTCATCAGGATGTCAGGGTTGTTGCTGCCCTGCGGACCGTAGATGTCCAGCAAAACCTCCTGCCCGTCCAAATCCGCGGCCGCCGGAGAGGCGCCCGACCACGAGTACCGAATGGCGACATCTACGAGGGCGTTGATCGCGGCCCACGTCCACGGTGAGCCGTTTGGCTGGACGAGAATCGGCGCCGTGCGGCAGTTGAAGTCTAGCGCAAGAGCGTCTCCCGACTCCATTGCGTCGGGGAATCGGCGCAGGACGAATCCGACCGCAGGAATGGGCGGCCCCCCGAGCGGGTCACCAACGATCCCGGTACCAATAGCCGGGTCGTCGTTGACGAGGGCAGCCTCAGCCTCGGCCGCGCCAACCTTCCACGCGATGCGGGTGTTCGGCGCGCCGCCGGGCCAGTTGCTCGCCGGGCCGGTCATGCGCGCGTAAGGTCCAATGTCATTGATGTGCGCGATGGCCCGGAAGACCACATGGCTGATCGCAGAAAACTGTTGCTCCGGCGGCACGTCTGCCATTGCGGTTGCCTTCACTTCGGCCGTTCCGCTCGTCGGCGGCGTACTGTTGCGGTAAAGAGTCTCCGTGGCGGCGTTGGCGTCACCGAGATTGGCTGGCGCAGTAGCTCGGACTGACAAGAAGTTCTGCGTTGTCGGCACCGTCGGGCCGTACGAGGCGTCCACGACCCCGGCGCTCGCCGGGGCGTTCGCCTTGCCAGCACCCGACACCGTGCTGGCAGCGAAGATCGTCGTGTTGATCGGAGGAACACCACCAATGCCCGCAACGGTGGAAACACCGACAATGACAGAGGCGAGAACCGCCGCACCGACCCCGGCGACCGTTGCAGGCGACAACGTCTGTTCCGTCGCCTTGAGGGCGATGATGGCTGCCGCCCAATCGCGCGAGGTGATGCCACTCTTACTCGCATCGCGAGGACCGATGGTAGTCGTCGGCCGGAACGCCTCGCTGATGGTCATGTTGAGGTCGCCGGTGAGACCGGCCGTCGTGCCGAGGCGCTGCCCGGCGGTCCAACTCGCCCCCCACGTCCCGGCTGTGTCGGTGTCCGGCCCCTCGGTCGCTACCGCTCCAATGAGCATCTCGTAGGGAAGGGCCCCGGTAACGGTGCCGCTGTTCGGTGTGGCGCTGGTCCCCGTCGCGCCGTTGTTCCCGTCGGCCGGAGCCGCGAGAACATTGCCGACCTCGCACACGGTCATGGCAACGGCGTTAGGCAAGATGAGCGAGGACCACGCCACTGTATCGGTGCCGCCCGTGACGTTATACGCCGCCCATACTTCAAGGCGGGCACCGTTCGCAGAGGCGGCCCGAACCAACGTCAGTGGCGTGGCCCCCCACGCCAGAGAGTCCGTCTCACCTATATCATCGAAGGCGAGGCAGACGATGATGGCACGGCCCGTCGTCAGGACGACCCCGGCCACGCTGAGCGAGGCGACGCCAGCGAGGTTGTAGCTCTGCGCCGTGCCCTTTGCGGTGTAGGTTACAGCAGCCACGTCAGGCTCCTACGCTGCCCACTCGAAGATGCCCGTGCTCGCCCACGCGATGGTCACGTCGCCACCGTTCGTCACGATGTCGGCCACGTCCACGCTGGCAATGACAGGGCTCAGGGCGTCGCTGGCGCCCTCCTTGAACACGGCGGCATATCCGATCGTCCCCGCGTTGATCGCGACCCACGTCGGGTCCGCAGCGTCGAAGAAGAACTTGTCGGTGGCGTCGCTCTTGTTGAGGGTCTTGGATGCGAGCGTCTTGCGACCTGCGCCGCCGAAGCCGCCCACGTAGCCGGTACCGCTCAGTTCGCTCGCCACGACATCCGACACGAACTGGTGGTCCTTGTTCGGCGTGTAGCCGGTGCCGAGGAGCATCACCTTGATCGTGTCGGCAGCCAAGTCGATCGTCCCCGCCGCGCGAGAGACGATCCTCAACAGTGCTTCCTGATACAGGTTGCTGGCCATTGGTTCCTCCTAGAGCGACACCGCGATGACGCGGGTCGAGTACGACGCTGGGCCGAGAAGCTGCTCGGTCTCGACGACCACGAACCTCTTGCCCGACCACGACCCGTCCGTACCGGGCTCAGGGTAGGGCAGGACAGCATCGAAGTCACTGGAAAAGGCGATCACGCGGCCGCGCTCCAAGTCGGGCGCATGCTCGGTCGTAAACTCCACGCGCAGACGGGGTTTGCCGTACAGGTCCATGAGGCGGTTGCGGATTTCGCGCGCGACCTCTCCGTCATAAATACAGCGGGCCTCGTAGGTGCCCTCGCGCCTCTTCCCGTAGAGGGCTTCCGTGGCCGCGACCGTCGCCTCGCGATTCGACTTGGGGCAGGGGGCGACGTGAATCTGGAGGGTCGTTTTGCCGTAGTCGAATCGGGAGTCGAAACCGAACAGGCTCGCCGCCGTACGCGGCGTCGCGGCCTCCGAGCCGTCCGCCCCGGTGGCCCACCGCAAGTCGATGGTGCTGGAGGCCAGCCCGAAGGCAAACCTCTGTTCCTCGATGAATACGTCTCCTTCGTAGGAAAGGGAGCCGGTGCGAACGACGGGACGGAAGCCCAGCAGAACGGCGGCGCTCCGGGCGAGCCCGGCCGTCGCCTCGAACTGAAGCTGTGCCGTGCCCGAAGAACGCGAGATGGTGAACTTCCCCGTTGTTCGACTGTACGTACAGGACCAACCCGACGAGGCGGCGGCGTTCATCGCAGCAGCTACCGCTACGGCAAGGGCCTCCATCGTGTAGGTCCCGGCCGGGATGAACGCCTGCTTGATAGAGCCGTCGGAGAAGTAGATGCCGTCATTGTGGCCCAGCGTCACCACGCCACCGTACGCACAGTAGTATTCGCGGGTACCACTCGGGTCGGCGGCATTCATGAGCGTCTGCGCGTGTTGGGCTAGGGCGCCGGGTGCGTAGCCAGCAGGCGTCAGCGTGACCACGAAAGTCCCACCGGCCGAGACGAAGTTGATGCGGTCGTTGAGGCTCGCCACGACCGTCAGGTTCTCGTCGCGCAGGCCGATGTACTTCTGCCCGGCGTTGCTGTGGTTGGCGGCTACCGCCGCCTCGTCGTCGAAGCTCCCGTTCTTGCCGTTCCATCCGTAGCGGAGCCGGATGCCCGTGGCGATCGAGGAGTCGGGCGTCATGCGGCACTCCGGGGGGGTCTCGTTCAACTCGCGCGGCGTGAAGGTAAAGACCCAGTTGACCGCCCGGTCGGTGCGCCACGGGACGATGTGGAACTTGTCCGAAAACCGGTCGAGGTAGATGAACGACAGGCTGCTCGCGGCGAGCCATGACAGCACGGTCATCACATCGGTCGTCTCCGCGACGGTAAGCCCGAACGGCATGATCCTTGTCGTCCACGTCTTGAAGTCCGCCACTGCTTCCGTATAGGAACCGAACACGGTTGGGGCGTCTTCTACCTTGGCGCCGAGGGGCTGCCCGCCGAAGCGCCCAAGAATGTGCGCATAGAGGTGTGGGGCCTGCTCCAGAAGGGCATCGATGACGCCCGCCACGAGCGGGGTGCCATCGCCAATGCCGTGAACGTTCCAGTAGTAGTCCCCGGCAAGTTCTGTGGTTTCGGGCACGCTGTCGTATTCCGCATAGGGGTTCCAACTGAATCCGGGGGTCTTGCGGAAAGTCGGCCTTACTGCCGCGCGGCTTGTTTGATGGTCGGCGACGACGACCTTGCGACGAAGGAAGAAGGTGGCGAGCAGCCCTAAGAAATAGACCTTGACGTAGCTGCCTGTCGCTACGCCTCCGTAGTACACGCGAGCGACGTAGTGCGAGAAGTCGCCCCACGTTTTCATGAAAGGCTCGGCGCCTATGGGCAGGCTTCCGGTCGTGGCGAGGGTCGGAGCAGTGGTGGCGCCCAGAGCGACCTGCAAAACGCCGCCGCCATCGTCGCGCGAAGCCTGAAGAAAGAGGTTGGTCCCGATGTTTGCTTCGTAGACGCAGACGACTTCCGCGCGGTCGAGTTGCCCGAGGGCGGCCATCGAGCCCATCGTGATCTGGAGGTCGCGCGCGAGGGCGTTGTAATCCAGTTCCGCGAACGTCACGTCGCTGGGCTCAAGACAATAGCGAGGATTTCGCGCCGGGTCCACGACACCCGGCCGCAGGTCGCCGAGGTCAGCCATGACGAGGGCGGGCTGGTCGTCCACAATGAAGATGCCGGACTCGCTCGTCGTGTTCACCACGTCGCCGGGACTGGCGTTGACGAACACCATCTTGCCACCGATGTCGAGCCAGATGGCCGCCCCGGTCCCCGGGTCGAACAGGCTCGTGACTTTGTGCGCCGCCGCCAACACCTTCGGTTTCGAGGCACCTCCCCGGCCGTGGTCCACCAAGGCCCCGCGACTGAGACCCCGAGGTCCCCGGAGCATCTCCAGACGGCGCTGGGCGAGGCTATGGGCTGGCGCGTGCGGCTGTCGGAGCCCGGGACCGACCACCTTGCCGTAGACGATGGGCAGGGGGGCTCCGCGACCGCCCTCTGGCGCCCGAGGGTAGATGGAGGGGTCCAGTGCCGGGCATACCGGACGGTTCCAGTCGGTCCGCTGACGCAGGTTCAAAACCAACCCCTCGATTGCGGCGGTGTAGTCTTGCACTGTGCCCTTGAATACTTGTAACACGTCTGCCCACGAGGTCAGGCCGGTCTCCCATAGGTAGATGGTGACGGTCGAACCGACGACGGAACGCCCGTGGAGAAGCCCCAACACCGAGCCGGTCTGCGAGGAGACCTTCTTCAGGTTCAGGGCGACGCGGGCGGTGCAAAGAGGGATGTCGGCCGTTCCGAGCCCGCCGGGTGCGTTGATCGGCAAGCTGTCTTGAAGCAGCGGCTCCCACCAAACGCCATTCGGCGTCGAGACGCGGTCGTGCGAGGCGTAGATGGTCACGGCGGGTTCGGCGGCGGCAACGAGGTCGATCTGCACAAGAACGGCTGCCGATCGGCCCGACCGTCGCCACCGGTTCGCGAAGTTCGCGGTCGCACTCATGCCAACTGCCTGAACTCTAGGTCAGCGTCCCACAGATTCGGCGGGGACCAGCGGTGCGTCCGCTGCCAGTCGGCTCGCGACAGCAGGCACTCGAAGATCGCGTTGTTGTAGTCAAGGTACACGAACGGAAACTCAGAAATGGCAATGCCATTGAGTATGCCAACCGTTGCGTCGGTGATTGATCTGAAACTGAGAGCGAACGTCTGGTAGTTCAGGCCGGTCCGAGTGACGTGGATCGTTCCCGACTGGGCCTCGCGACGAATCTGTGGGACAACAACGCCCCGCGCGCTCCCCGGTGAATAGATCATGTCCAAGTCGTTCACGGTCGCTGCGGCCAAGAACTTTCCCAACGAGAAACCGTTGCCCCACGAACCGGGTGAGGCGAGAGAGAACTGGAGATAGCGCATCCCGGTCGGCGTGATCTCAAGAAACACGTCCGGTCCGGTGACGAACACCGAGCCGGCGATGGTGTACGATGCCGGATCGGAGGCGTAGCCCTGCAACGCCGTGCGAAATCCGAGCGTCAACTGGACCGGCCCGAAACCGCCGGTTGCCGCCCGCATTCCCAGTAGGCCGAAGATGCGTACGTTCTGGCTCAGCCCCATGTCGATGTGAACCACGATCGGGTCGGTCGCGGTGGGACCCGAGGCCCACACCGAGTTCCGGTCGTTGTTCAACAGATTCGACATCGGGTAGGCCGGGTCTTGAATGAGTGGCGGTCCGCTGCCGCCGTTCATGATGACCGCGCTCGCGCTGGTCGTCCGGTTGTCGCCGGCCCGAATCAGCCTCGTGGTCGCCATCTAGTATGCCCCGATGATCGCCAGCCGCTCACTGGACCGCCGCAGGGTGCCGCGCGGCGACTGCCGGTCGGCAACGCCGTCGCGCAGGTCGTAGGAGTAGACGTTGGTGATGTTTGTCACGTTCTGTAGCGCCGGGAGCGATGGTCGCGAAGCCCGATCCGTCGCGCCCTGCTCGGTTGCGCCCGTGCCGAGTACGGCCGCTTTGACGATGGGCGCGGCACCCGGACCGAATATTGCAGTGAACACCGCCGTCAAGACCGGCAACAGGATCATCATGGCGACGATGCGGGCGATGATGACTGCGATCTGCTGGATGATCGCGTCCTTGATCGCACGCCACAGTTGCGTCATGGCGCCCTTGAAGTTCTGTGTGTGCGCGACGATGGATGCCAGCGAACTCGCGAGAGACTGCTCCATCGCACTCCAGATGTTTAGGAACGTTTCCTTGAACAAGATCGCCGGCGCGAGCATCTCCGACAAGATGCCACGCATCTGGTCGGCAGCGCCTTGGATATTGGTCAGTCGGAAAAGCTCCTCTTGCTCCTCACGGACCTTGCGCAGGGCTCCGGCGATCATTTCGAGGTCCTTATCTGTCGGCAGCCCCTTCGTGAGGTCGGGCGTCGGTGTGATTCGCGGCTGCGGCGGCCGGCTATCGAGGACTTCGATCAGCCGCAGGGCGTTCGCGAGGCTCTCCTGCGTGCCACGGAGAACATCGCGCACGATGACGGCCGCAATCGAGAGCCCTTCGGCCGTCTTTTTCGCACCAAGCCCGATCCCGACGAGGGCCGCGTTGATCGCCTCGGCGGACGTGCCGATCGCCTTCAGGAACTCGTCCGACTGCTTCGACAGGGCAACGAGCATGTCCTTCGTGAGACCGCCCTGCTCGCGCATCATCTCGAACACGGTGACGCCCGGCTTCTCCATGCCGAGACGAAGCGCGATGATCTTGTCTTTCAGTTCGAGGACGGCAGCCGACACTGCTGCGAGATCGCCCGGCTTGAGGAACTTCTCACGGAACGCCGAGTTGCTCATGGCGGCTATGGCAAGCACGTCATTCAGTCCGAGGACGGCAGCCGACACAAGGAGCGTCGAGTTGCTCGTGGCGGCCATGGCAAGCACGACAACCTTGAGCAGCTCCGGCAGGATCAGCACACGTTTTAGGAACTCGTCCAGTCCTGCCACAACGGTCACAACGGCCGGGGCAAGGGCCACCGTCAGCGTATTTTTGAGGCCCTCTACGCTCCGGTTGATTGAATCGAAGCTGTCGTCGATCTGTGTCAGCACCGGGATCATGTCGTCGCGCAGGCTCGTGCCGGTCGCGATGTTGGCGGCAATGAAGTCACGCAGGGCTTGCGAGCCCTTGTTCATGACCGGGATAAGCTCGGTCCCTGCGCGACCGAGAAGGGCGATCGCCAGACCAGACTTCTCGGGGCCGTCGGGCATCGCTGCGAACACGTCGGACAACTGGAACAGCGCATCCCGAGTGTTGTGCGTCGTGATGCCGAGGGCCTTCAGCGACTCGTCGCCTTCGCGAATGTTCTTGTTCAGGAACCTGACGCCGACGTTCAGCACCTCGCCGGCGATCCCGGCGTCAGCGAATGCCTTGCGCAAGCCCTGAACCTCGGAAGCGGCGATGCCCGTCACCTGCGCCAGATTGCGAACCTGTTCGGCCGCCGCGCCCATTTTCTGCATCTCGGCGACGAGGCTGCGAACTGCGAGGGCTGCGGCGGCGATTCCGGCGGTCACTGCGGCGATACCGGCCGCCTGCGGTCCGAGGGCGAGGGCCGAGCCGATGCCGCGCAGAGGCCCCGAGGCGGCGGCGAGGGCCGAGACGTTGCTCGTCAGACCACCGAGGTTCTTCCCGACGCGCGCAATCGCGGCCGAGGCTTCGTCGCGGGCTCTGAGAGCGAAATCGACTTTTTCGGCCATTACAAGGCTCGCCGGATCAGGTTGAGGGTCGCGATCGCGCGCCGCATGCCGAGTTCGTCACCAGACGCCGCCGCCTCCGTCGTCAGACCGTACACCATGTCGCCAGCCATCTCTGCGCCGCGCATGACCGTGACGTTGAACGGCAGGTTCGGGTCGTGCAGGGCCTCCCACGGCGTTCGCCCCGAGGCCTTGGCCAGTCGCCATAGTTCCTGACACGCCGCCAGCCCCGCTTCAGTCTGGAGCAGGAAACCCCGCGCCCTCTTGCGAGTCCTCCTTGTCTCCATAGCCGCTCAGGTCGGTGATGCACGTCACCAGAGCAACGAGGTCTTCGATGTGCAGGACGTGGCCGGGGATCGACAGCGGGTGCGGCTGTTTCGGGCCGAAGTAGAAGGCCGGGCGCACCTCGCCGTCGGGACCGAGGAGGACCGTGCCCGCCTCGATCAGCGGCTGGCCGTTCTCGCCGATGTACTCGACCTTCTGCTCGGCCGTCATGGCCTCGGGGTCGATCTTCCTATCTTCTGACACCGCGCCGGGCAGAACCCTGAACGCCCTCAGGAGGGCAATCTGGCCCGGCTTCTCGCAACGGACGACGACCGCCTTGCCGTCCGTGGTCTTCAGGTGCTTGAGTTCGACGTTGGCGACAGGGACTGCGATCTCGGTGACGAGCGTAGCCTTCTGAACGATTTCCATGCGGGGGACTCTCCTTCTAGGTCAGGGCCGCCTCCGTGTTGCGAACGCGACACAGGAGCGCCGTGCTGTCCGTCGCATCGAGGAACGCGGCATAGGTCACTGTGGAGATGATGATGCCGGGACCGGCCACGGGGTTCGAGTAGCCGACGATCTGGCACTTGTTGCTGCGAAGCTCGAACTCCCGCTTGCTCGCCGCGCCGATCGTCGTCGGGTGCTGAAACACGATCCGAGGCGACGGTTCGGCGCCGGACGCGGCCCATGTGCGCGCGAGATCGAACTGGGTCTGCGTCGTGAACTCCTGCGTGATCCGCCAGCGACAGCGCAAGTGGTTGATGCGCAGTGGCTCGTCGATGTTCTTGGAGAGCATAAACCACCGGTCTTCCGAGTGCTCTTGCTCCAGAGAGACCTCGACCGAGCGGACGCGCACGCTGCCAATCGCATCGGCCGTGCCGTCGTCCATAACCGCCCCGGCCTGTTCATTCGAGTGGAACAGGATCGGTAGGACGGGCGGGAACGCGAGCGACGCCCCGGCGTTCTGATTCGACAGCTTGTCCTTGGCGAGAACATTGGCCTCGATCTGGAGCATGGCGTCGTTGCCCTGACCGGCCGTGACCCGGAATATTGTTCCGGGCACGTACTTGGCGCCGAGAATCCGAAAAACCTTCCCGGCCGGGATGTTGCCCTTCGCGAGGTCGATGCTGTACGAGAACAGGCTGGCGGCTTCCTTGAACGTGTGGTCGCGGACGCCGGTCTCGACGAGCGCCGACGTGTAGCCGCCGAAGATGCCGCGCAGAAGTTCGAGTATGCCTTCGAACGTCGCGCGATAGACGATCGGCCCACGGTAGAGCTTGCCGCCCTCGAACAGGCCGCGCAGGGATACACCGCTGTGCAGGGACGGGTCATCAATCGCTCCGATGTCCGGCTCGATCCCCTCGGAGATGATCTCCAGCTTGGAGGTCGGCGTTGCGTACGTCGCGTACGTCGTCTCCTTGCCCATCTGCGCGTATGCGTCCCTTCCCAGTCCGGGCGGCATGGTTCGCTCCTATCTAGGCGTGGCTCGTCTCGTGGACAATGTACAACGTCCGGTGCGCGACGAACAGTCCGGCCTTCGTCAGTTCCGGCTCGTAGGCACACCGCTCGTGCCACCACGGTTGTCCGACAAGGCTCGCGATCGTCGACTCGCTGGCTACCAGAGCATCGAGGACATCTTCATCGGCGTTCAGCACGTCGCGTTGCGATACGCCGGTGATCCAGATGACGAAATCGCTCCGGAAACTGTGTGTTCGTGTTCCCGCCTCACCTTCGGCGAATCCTGTCGAGAGCCACTGGACGTAGAGCCTCGGCTTGTTCGGTGCTGGCAGGGCGTCCCCCGGTATGCCTTCGACGACCTCCGGGTCGGTGCGCCACGTTGCCCCAATCGGTCCAATCGCGTTCAGTGCCGCTAGGAGCGCGTCCAGCGCAGAGATGCGCAGCGGCGTCGTCGCCATGCTACACCGGCAGACAGAAGGCGTGGAGTTCTGCGCCGTCGTTGATCTGGCGCGTGGCGGTCACCCGATAGTCCTTTTCTTCGACAACAAGAATCGAGCCTTGCTTCAGGCCCTTGAACGTATTCGTGTGCAGTTGTGCACGGTACGTCTTGCCGACGACGACGCTCGCCTCCAGAGCGAGCATCTCGTCATCGGAAATGTCCCACAGCGCAAAGCCATGCACCAGCCCGAACGATACGGGGACCCCGGCGTCGGCGTGCATCGCCGGAATGTCGGAGTCCCCGTAAAACGCCATGGCGCGCTAGGGCTGGACCTTCTTCAGCCCCTCGAACAGCACGCCCACCGTGAAGCTCGGCGTCGTGCCGGCGATGTTCCCGACGTACCTGATGAACCGCTTGCAGTTGTTCAGGTCCACTACCTTGCGCTGGTGGTTGTTCGTCACCGTGACCTGCGTGAACGTCGCGCCGGGAACGTCGGCGTAGGTGCCGCCGGACGTATCCGAACTCTGGACCTTGCCGTCCAGAGTCGGCGTGGTGCCCGAAACGACGCCGACCAACTGCGTGATGCCGACCTGCCCGTCGTGGTCGAGGGTGTCGAAGGCGGTCCCGTTGAACGTGGCGGTCTTGGCGGCGATGTTCTCCATGACGGACTGCGCGAACAGGGCCATGGCATTGACGAGTGCGCCCATGATGCTCTCCTTCGTTCGTGTCGAGCCTACTGACCACCTTCGGGCAGGACCGGCTCTCGGTTCTCGGGCTCAGGCTCTCTGGCCACTACGGCTTCGCCCCCCGCTTCGGGATGCCCGGACCCCGAGGTGGAGACTTCTTGTGCTTCGGCTTGTGCTTCGGCTTGTGCTTCGGCGACGATCGCGACTCGCCCCGTATGAAGCCACTGCCGAACGAGGGCTTCCGGCAACTCCACGACCTCGCCAGCCGCGAGATCGCGCCCGCCGCCGAGCGAGAACGACCTGATGACCTTGACTCGCATCTTCGGCTCCCTCCCGACCGGGATGGGTTCGCCATCCCGGTCTAGGTATGTCAGCCCATCCATGGGGCCTAGACGATCGTGGCGCCCGTGCTCTTGGCGAACGACTCGGCGTGCTTGAGGAGCATGTCGGTCATCTGGAACGTGTGGACTTTGATGATCTGCTTGTCGGCCGACGTGTACGGGTCGATCAGGAGGTCCAGAGCCCCGAACATGCCGATGAGAAGTTCGGCCCAGTTGCCGAACGCGATGCCATGCTCGGTCAAGCCGGTCTCTTCGGAGCCGGACATCGTCTTGCTGACCTGATTCGTGCTCGACGCACCGTAGCCCACCATCGTGCCGTCGCTCAGGTTGCCGACCCAGAGCGGCGTGTCGGTGCTGGTGAACCTCTGCGTCTGTGTCAGCTTCGAGGCCATCTCGGGAGTCGTGATCCACCGCATCGCCGCGACATCGGCGTTGTCGGCGTAGATCGCGCTCACCATGTCCATGATCTTCGCGTACGTCGGGACGCCGGCGAACGCGACCGCGTTGACGCCTGCGGCCTTGTAGATTCCAGACGGCTGTCCGTCGGCGCCCTTGCCGTGGAACGCGGCCTTGTCGTAGGCGAGCCCATGACCGATGGCGAGTTCGTTGCGCGTCACGCCTTCCACGTCCACGCTCGACTGGGCGAGGAACTGGCGCGTGTAGCCGACCAGTCCCCGGAGCGTCTTGGCGACGAGGTTCGCCAGACCCCACGCGAGGTCGCTCGCCGTGGTGGGAGCCGCCGGATTCTCGGCCGCCCACTCGACCGTCGGGCCACCCGTGAGCTTCGGGAAGCCGACCGGGCCGGTCAGGCCGGGCATGACCGTCGCTCCTGACCGGATCACGACCGCCCGGTTGCGGAGCAAGTCGATCAACTGCCCGTACTGCTGGAACACGGTCTCGGTGCCCTTGCCGACATCGAGGCTCGTCATCGTGCGGCGCGCCATGTCGTCCCACTTCTCCTGATCGCTTCTCAGGTCGATGGGGGCGAACACGTCGCCCATGCGCTTGAGGCCGGAGGGCCACGACCGCTCCAGTTCGCGGCTGATCTCCCCCTCGACGCCATCGACCGCGCCCCGGCCTTCCTTCATCGCCACCGCCCTCGCGAGCAGCCGGTGGTAGGAGAACCTGCGTCGATCCTTGGCCGCGATGTCGCTGATGAGCTTCTCGGCCGACGGCTGCGCCGTGCCGACGGTTGCCCGCCCGGCACCGATGCGCCCGGCCACCTGCTCGTAGCTCAGGGGGGACAGGATGAACTCTTGCGCGCGCTCCACCATGCCAGCGGACGCGCACAGGGTTCGGATCGCCTCCGCGCGCTTCTGTTCGGCATCGGGGCCGACGGTGGCCTGCTCGACGCGCACGGCGGGGCGCGGGTCGCTGTCGTCCACCTCGATGACTACGCCCCTCTCGTCATGGACCTTCTTCATGGCTCGCCTCTCCTCGTGTTCGAGTTCCACCGGGCACTCGTGCCCCGCGTCCTTCGCACGCCCGACCCCGGCCATGACATCGGCCGGGACGCTGACAATGCTGACCTCGGCGGGCTGCCAGCGCGTGATGCGCCACACATCCACGCCGCCCTCGCGAGTTTCGACCAGCTTCGCCTTCTTCACGAAGTAGCCGATCGAGATGCTCTGCCGGATGCCGTCGGCTACGTCGCGCTCGACTTCCTGCCCTCGTGTGCTGCGGGAGAATCGAATCTCCGCGCGCAGAACCCTGTCGTCATCAACTCGTGCGCCCTCGACGACGCCGATCTGGTCGCCGCGATGGTCAACCAGAACCGCCGCGCCACGCTTCAGGCGCGTCATGTCCACGGCGCCCTTCGAGTGATCGAGAATCTCGACCCCGTACCACCGCTCGATCTCGGATTCGGTGCTGCACGCGACCTCGTACAGCGCGGGCTTCTCGGGATCGTCTCCGGCCGCGCGTGTGACCTTGACCTCGAACTCCAGTACGCGGAACTGCTCGGGCAGCGAGCCCGTGCCGATCAATCGCCGCCGGTCGATGGTCATGTGCCCTCCACGCGCAGGCTAGAACCGGCGACGGCGGCCCGCCATTGAAGATTCCCTGTAATCGCCGTTCCGACCGCCTCGTTTCGGGGCCGCTTCCCCCTCGTCGTCATCTGCGCCCCCGCGCGCATCGGACTTGGGGTCGGACGGCCCCGAGATGTCCACACCATACTCCTCGGCCAAGTCCTGCTCTTCGGCAAGGTCTTCGAGGACATCTTCGAGTTCAATGCCCTGCTCCCCGAGGTGTCGGCGCCGCGAAGTCAGCCCGGTCTTGATCCCTGCAATGGCCGCCTGCGTCTCCTTCAGTGGCTCCAGTGACGGCCAGCCCTTCGGCGACCACCGGCAAGCGCCGTACACGCCAATGTCAGGCTTCGGTAGCACGAGCCCCAAGGCGCCGCTCGTCGCCGAGCCCCTGATGATCGCCGAAACGAGCCATTCGCGATACACCCACGACTGGAACTTCTCGATCCACCACTCCTGCAAGAGCCGCCACAGGTCTTTCTCGTTCAACATGCCGCCCTTGTAGCTCGAATAGTTCACGTCGGACAGGTCGCCGCTCAACGTGCTGTATGCGGTGCCATAGGCCGTTGCGAGCAGCCGGAGACCGTCCTTGATGAACTCGCCGAACTGGGTCCCCGGCCCGTCACCGCCCCATGTGTTGACCGTGTAGCCGTCGGGCAGAACCAAGAACGTGCCGGGGTTCGCCTCGATGTTGAGGGAGCGCTTATCGTCCGGAGTCAGGTTGCTGCCGAAATCGCCCTCTTTGCGTTCGAAGAAACCCATCTTCGACGCCTGAATGCGCTCCTTGACGACAGCGGCCTCGCGGAACTTGTCGAGATGCTTCGTTCCGACCATCGCCGCAACCATCCACGACACGCCGCGCGTCTGGTTCATGCGGTCGGGATCATACAAATGCAGGACCTCGTCGGCCGGGATTCTCTGCCGCTCCCGGCCCCGCGCCTGCCCGAGAAGCCGCGCCGGTCGGTCCCATGTGTGGTACGCGACCGGGCGACTGTACTGATCGACTTCGACACCAAGACGCACTTCGTTGCGACCGCTACCGCCGACCTCGTTGAACGTCTCGTCCACCAAGTCCGGGTCGATGCCCTCCAGAGCGAATCCGTATGGATTCGGGCCGAACGAGCGCCAAGCGCGAACAAACGCCTCGCCCTCGCGAATCGCTGTCTTGAACGCAAGTCGCGAGAAGGAGTTCAGGTTCGCCTTGCCGTCGATTGTGACCGACCGACACCAGTCCAGCCACTTAGACCTGATGTACCGATTGAGGGCTCGGTCCAGATCGCCCTTCGCGTCTCGCACCTGCGGCTGGCATCCGATCCCGTTGGGGCCGATCGTGTTCATGGCTGCGACTCTCAGAAAGTGCCGTGCGATCGGGCTGTTGCGCTCCAGTTCCCGCGCCCGATCGCGCATTCTCTGGGCGCTCCAGCGAAGCTCGTCGTCTGGCGCCAGTCCGGTGAACACCCAGTCTTGCAGGAGCCTGTTGGTCTCGGCTGCCTGATAGGCCTCGCGGTGTGCCCGCGCGAGAGCGCGCGCAAGATCGGCCTTTCCGGAAACCTCGGCCCATGCGTTTTTGATTCGCGACGTGATCGGCGTCTTCTTCATTCGCCCGCCATGCCCGGAAAGACGACCTTCACCTCGTCCCCGAACCGGCCGGGGCTGGCCTGCTGGCGCACTTGGGTCTTGAGCCAGTTCCGCGCCCGCATCAACTCGACCATGTTCATCTTCTCGACGCTGCGACCGCCGACCGAGTAGCGCTCCATGTCGGCAGTGAAGCGGCCCTCAAGACGAAGCTCGACGAGTTCGAGGCATCGCTCTTCCCACGTGCGCATCTCGCCCGCGCCCGAGGCGGCGATGTTGGGAAGAATCTCGACGACCCCACCGGCGGCAAGAAATATGTCGGCGCCCTTGGTCGGGAATTCACGCCACTGGTAGCGGCCGGGCTTTACCGTGGCTGTCATCGTCGGCGTGATGACGAACTGGAACGAGTCCCCCACGGCCGTGCCCGAAATCGGCGGGATGACCTGAGCGCCAACAAGGTGCAGGACGTTCGACCAGCCCTGCGATGCCGGGTAGTTCACGTCCGACCGGGTGTATTTCACGGTCGTCCCGGCGACAATGCTCGTCGGCAGCGTCGTGAGGATTTCAGTCGGGGTGGGGCTCACGCCGCTACGATGCGGCGGCGGCACGCCTTCAGGCCATTACAGTTTCCCTATAATCGCCACGGCCCCGAGAGCCCGTCCGTCACCCAACCGCCCCGAGACGGGAGCCGGATGGCAGGACCGCCGCCCTTGCCCTGCGGCCCCTGCTCGGGCTCAGGGGCAGGCTCGGTATCGGGCTTCGAGGCCCATCGGGCTGCACGTTCTTTCAGACTCTTGAGGAAATGCGGACCGAGAATGTACAGGGCCGCCAGCCCGTACACCTCCATGTCGAACGCCTCGTTGCGTTCACGCAGCTTCACCCACTCGCGCACCGCGCCTCGGCCCTTCACGTACTTCCGAACGGCACGTTCGGCGGTGATCTGTGCCAGATACTCGTCGTCCGGCCACTCAGGAAGGTGCATGTAGCCGGGGCCGGGGAGTCGCACCTGCATCCTGCTCATGACGATGTCCTTCCCGGTGTCCACGCAGAGCACGAACAGGGGCACGTGATACCTGTTGTGCGTGCTCGGCCGCTCCACAAGCGGCCTTCCTGCCGTGGTTCCGCCCTTGATGGGAACGACTTTCAGGTTCGCGTTGATCGCGGCCCGGCAATACCGGTAAACGTGCTCGGTGTGCAGGCCACCGGAATCAATGGTCGTGATCTCGACGCGCATCTTGCGCCCCGACTCGTGCTCGTACTCGTTCGCCAAAAACTGCGTCAGCGCGTTCCACGGAACCATGCTCGCCGGGTCGCCGCGCAACTCTGAGAACGCGATCAGCCACGACTCTTCCATGTGGCCGTAGCCTTTGACGATGACTTCGATCCGATCGCCCTGCACGTCTACGGCGGCGACGAGAACGCCGACTCCAGCGGGGACCTCTGCGCCATACGGCTTGCGGCGCGCCGCGAGGCTCGCCGGGTCGATCGCGTCCCCGCGCTCTTCCCATGTCTCCGCGAGCACCGTGTTGACCCACGTCTTGAGTCGGAACGTATCGTGCTTCGCCGCGAGGAACTCCATCGCACACTTGCCCCACGTTTTCCATCCCAGCGGCGAATAGAGGGCGCTCAGGTGATAGCCGACCGTGTTTCCGTCGCCCGGGGCCGAGGCGATCCATTGACCACCGGCGAGCATCTCGGTCTTGTACTTCTCTTCGACGCGGGCGCTGCAGCCTCCGCAAACCATGTGCGCAGTCTCGGGCTTCCCATCTTCCCACTCGATGAAATGATGGCCGCCGTCCTCGCCGCGCACGAAGTCGGCGAACCCGCTCCATGTCAAGAAGTCACGATGTCCGCAGAACGGGCACGCGACGTGAAAGCGCCTCTGGTCGCTCTGGTGGTACTCGCGTTCGATGCGCGAGACGCCGCGAATCGTCGGCGTGCTCGTGAGAAGCTCTTTGTACGTCAGTTCGAACGTCGTCATCCGCTTCTCGGCCAGCGCCACCGGGTCGCCCTGCCCGCCGACATCGCCCGGATACTCGTCGATTTCGTCGGTGAACAGGTACCTCATGGGCATCTGCCGCAGGCCCGATCCAGAGTTCGCGCCCGTGAGGACCAGCAGTCCGCCCCGGAACTCTTTGACTTGGACGGTGTTTCCCGAGTCTCTCGCGCGAGGCTCGGACACTAGGCGCGCAAGCTCGGGCGTCGAGGCGAGCATCGGCGCGATGCGCTGCTTGCTCATGCGCTTGGCAAGTTCAACGGTCGGCTGCACGACAAGAGCAGGGCCGGGGGCGTGGTGAATGATGTAGCCCAGCCAGTTGTTGCCGATCTCGGTCTTGGCGGTCTGCGCCGCCCACAGGAGAACGACTCGCCGTGCTGGATGGCTCGTAGACAGGGCGTCCATCGGCTCTTTTGCATAGGGAGTTCTCTGCCACCGGTAGCGTCCCGGCTCCGCCGAGCTTACCGGCGAGAGAATCCGGTACCTGTTCGCCCACTCGGACACCAGCATGGCCGAGTCTTGACGCCAGCCTTCATGCCACGGGGTCGCTAGGAGGCTCACGCACCTCTCCCAGTTCATCGCAAACTGCCTGAATCTCCGCTCGTATCAGCCGCCTGATCTCCGAGATGTCCGTAAGCCCGGCCACTTGGGGCGACAGACGCGCCTCTATGAGGTTCAATCTGTCGCGTGCTGCGCGGGCCTTAGAGAACATGACTCGATCGACCTCTGCGCGCGGCACGAGTTCGCCAGTGAGCCGCTTGAACTCTAGCTCCTTGATCTTGACATCTAGAAACTCGCGCGCGAGGCGGGCCTGTCTATAGCCTTGGTTGGTGGCGCTGGTCCCGTTCGCTGCGGCGGCGTCTTTCGGTGCGCCTTGTCCGGGGTGTGTGTTTGCAAGCCATTCGGCGCGAGCTTTCTCGATGTCCAGAGTGCCGTCTAGTTCTGGAACTACACGCCCGTGGTCAATCGCCTTCCTGAGAGCGACGGGGCTGATGCCAAGAGCACGAGCAGCGGCAGGGATGCTAACGCCCATGCGTTGCCTGTTCCATTACGAAACCTTCCTGCGAGAGCAGACGCTAGAACCGTTCGGCGCCCGCCGACACCCCCTGCTCAGGTCCTCAGAAGGACCCCGGCAACGCCATGTGCGGCATGGGGTTACGATGACTCATGTGGGCCGCATGTCTATTGGCCCGAGCGGGCGCTGCCAGCGACCACCATTCTGACCAATGTTTACGGGGTCCGCAAGGCTCCTCGGAAGCCCCGTGTTTACGGCGCATCTCGGCCGGGTCAACCCGTGCCGTTGGGACGTGCATCAGGCTGCGTTTCAGCCAATGTTCATGCGGGCCGCGAGGCTATCATTCAGCCAGCGTTCATGCGGCGTTTCTGGGCCGCCATCACGTCTCGGCACTGTCGATGACAGCCTTGGTGCGAGAGATGCCGCCATCAGTAATCATGGGGGCATCGGGATGCTATCTTTCATCTCGGCCCCCGTCTTTGGCTTAGACTCTTCTGCCTTTCCCCCATGCCGCGGCTATAGGCCAGTATGTTTCCCCTCGCCGAATCGGTCAAGCCCCCGGCCGCAATCTTTTTTCGTGTCTCGTCGCAAGGCCCGGCTGACGTGGTCCGGAGCCGTTTGACATGATGTGGTGAACGTGGCGAAACACGCACCGCTTGTCATGTGTTTGAGTCTCCGGCGACTCAGGTGTCTACCCAACGGCGGCTCCTGCCGTTGGCGGCAGGCACTGACGCGGCCGATCTGAGTAGTCCTTGAGGCAGTTGCCAGCCGAGCCTAACTCTAACCCCATCTGCTCCAGTGGGTTCAGGTTCCTGAGATGCCTACTGACGCGCTTCGGGAGCGGCCGGTGCTCAAGAAACGCGAGCACGTCTTGGCAGGCCATGAGCCAAGCCCTGTACGGCCACTGCTTCCGCTCTCCCCACGGGAACTCATGGCGTCGTATGAGCGGAATGAGCTTTGCAGGCGTCATCCATGGCGCACTCTCTGAACGCATTCTGTCGTAGGCGTCCAGAATCGCCGCCTGAGAACACTGGCGCCACGTCGCGCAGCCACCGTGTATCTTCTGCACCTGATCGAGCCGGCTCATGAGAAGCCTTCCAGTTTCGTGTATCGCTCAAGCTGCGATTGAAGGTACAGCCGCGTGGCCATTCGGTCTGTCCTACGCGGGGTCGCGAGAATGAGTCTAAGCCGGTCGATTGTCGGCTGCCCTAGTTCATCTACGAAGAAATGCGCGCCCTCGAAGGGGTTCTCATGTTGCCACCTGTGGCACGATGCGCAGAGGCACAGGCTGTTGTCCAAGTCCCATCGTAGGCTGGTGCTCCGGCGGGAGTACACATGACACCACTGGACCTGACGTTTCTCGCCGTCCATTCTGCGCTCCTCGGCGCAGCGACGGCAGCGACCCTTGTCACGCGCGAACACGACCGCGCGGCAAAGCTGGTCCATGGCGCGCGTAGTAGTCAGCTTGCTGGCTGCTCGCAGGGACGCCTTCATCCTTCCTCAGAGGTGGGAGTTGTAGACGAGAATCGCTTTCAGTTCATCCATCGGCTGCAAGCGGTCCATGGGAACGAAATACGCCTGCGCGCCGGGCCTCGGTGCCGATCGCAGCGCCGGGTCCTTGCAGGCCTTCGCTGGCAGCCAGCCGTGCAAGCGGACGGCGGCGCCAACGCTCGTGCAGCACACGATGTTCGTCGCGTCGGCATCGGAGTCCTTTGCCTTGAGCTTCGGCGGCCTCATCGCGGTCCATCGTATCTCGACTGCGCCCACGTCGCCGAATCTCTGGAACGTGTCCACGCCATGATTCCAGTAGGCCCCGGCCCACTTCGCGAACCCCTGCTCGGCGATGGCCGAACAGACGTGATTGTCCCACGGCTCGGCCTCGTCACGGAACGGAAATCTCGGAGTTCTCCCATCGGCGATCGCGCGAGCCTGACGGGTTGCGCCGACGATGCAGGCTGCTTCAAGCTCCCACCGCTCTAGGGTCACGTCGCTCCACGACGCGCCGTCGCAGGCGTTGGGAACTCGTTCACTGTCGCCAAGTCGGATCACTTCGCCCCCTCCTCTCCGCGCTCCGCGTCGGGCGCGGGCTCTGTTCCGTAGTACAGCGCCTTGCCTTCGGGGTTCCGGCGCTTGGCCGTGTGCTCCGCAAGGTCGCGTAGTGGAATCTCGACCGCACCGTACTTGACGGCTAGGAGTCGCTTCGACTGGCAGATGTCGAAGTGCTCACCGTGATTGCCTGCCTGTTGAATCCATTTCCGAGCGACGCCGATGCGGTCGGCCATCGCGACCAACTCCGCGTGAGTCTCAGCAATCATGTGGCACATCAGCATCCGACCGAACTTCGCCGCCATGTCGTCCACGTACACCGCCATCACGCCCCTCCCTGCTCTCCGCGCTGGCGGGCTCGGATGGCGATGGCGACGTGCCGGATGCCTTCTGCGACCCCGCGCACGAACTCCTCCGAGCCCTTGATGTATGGGCGAGCATCGGACCAAGGCCAGTCGTCCGCCACCTTGGCGCACGCCTCCCGCTCCTCGATTCGCACCTTCTCCTTCTCGGCCTCCAGCCACGCGGCGGAGTCCGCAGTCGCGGCGAGAGCGGCACGAGCATCAGCTATCACCGCATCTCTGGCTTCGGGACGCGACCACTTCCCTGTCACCATCCACTTGAACCAATCGGACCCTATCAACACTCGCAGCGCCTCGCGCAGCCGAGCAATGGTCGCGTCCTTCTGCGCCAGCCGCTCGCGAAGCGCATCTCGCTCGCCAATCACCCCACGCATCCAATCGTCTTTTTCACCGCGGTCGGCTTC